CAGAAGAATTGATTAAATTACACAAAGAATGGTTACCAGAGCAATTTGTTACAGATTATGATGACCTTGAAGAAGGCGAAAGAAAAACAGAATGTACAAAATTGTTAGGTGCTGATGTGCTTGATATGGATAAATTTGTGGTAGCACTATATGACTAATAGATCAATAAAAAACACAGGTGAAATACCGTCTTTTGTGGTTGAAGCCATTAGTGGTTGTTCAGCAGAAACAAAAGCAGAAATATACGACATGTTAGATGTAGATACTGTTACACCGCAAATTATCAAACAGATCATAGATCTCATTGACAGCAGAGTAGGAGTATAGCATGGCTACAACAAGTGCAGGAATAAGTGAATTATATACAGGAAGGAGAAAACCAATGAAACACAAAAAGAAAAAGAAAGGTTCAAGAAGAGGTGGTAAAGGGTCAAGAAGAGGTTAATTGGTCCCAATACTTCGATAAAATTAAAGGTGTTTGCCCTTGGAGCAGACGAGCATTTATGAACGATAACATATTATTTGTAGAGTACGGAGACAAAACGTTTAACACATGGAGAAAATTCTTTTCTGCTGTTAAACATGAAGCATTTGTGTACAAATGCAGAGAGAAAACCTCGGATTGGCTACAATCAAAATGTGATTACATGAATAAAATAGACACCACCAGTGAATGGTTGTTCTCACATCCAGATGGTGGAGAAAATAGCACTGAGATACCTGTGCTGATACAACAAGATCGAGAACAATTAGAACATTTGCGTGAGAATGTAGGTTATTATGAAGACGAAAACAGCACAGGTAGTGAAGATGCCAAGTAGCAGAGTAACAACTCGAGAATTACACCGAGAGATTGAGCAGATCAAAGACAATCATCTGGCACATATTCACGATTGTATTCACAGACTTGAAGAAGATGTCAAAGACAATAGAAAATTTTTCACCGATAGATTAGATCGCTTAGACAATCGCATTTGGTGGATTCTCGGGTTAACTGTTACAACATTAATCAGCATTATGTTGGCTCATATAGGGCCTGTGTAACGCACACAGATGCGTTACAAGCAAAGATCGGAGAGTAGATATGCCAGTAGCACCAAGTTACATAAAAGAAGCGGCTAAGAAGGCGTTAGAAGCACGTAAAAAGGTAGCACCAAGTAGACGTGCTGGCACACCAGTTGGAATTGCAAGAGCAAATCAACTTGCAAGAGGTGATAATTTAAGTATAAACACGTTAGTACGCATGAGAAGTTATCTCGAACGTGCGGAAAGCACTTACAAAGAAGCAAGGGAACAAGGCAAGAACATAGAAGATTCTAAAGCAATTATGGCATATTATCTATGGGGTGGTCCAAGAGCACTTGCATGGGTAAACAGTGAACTTAGGAAAGCAGGACGTTAATCACAGACTTGCACGATTTTTTGCAAGAGCCACATACAACGAATCAGGTTGTTTGGAATATTGCCCACATAAATTCAACAACTACATACCACTAAAATCCCCACCAGAAGAATATTTCTCAACAAATTCAACATTTTTACATCGCTTTGTGTATGCCATATGGAATAAAACAGTACTTACACAACAAGATGTTATCATGCATAAATGTGATAATAGAATATGCATAAATCCAAGACATCTAAAATTAGGCACCATTCAAACCAACAACGCCGATAGAACACGTAAACAGAGAAATAATGATAAACAGCATAAATAACTACAACTAAATAACCTTAAAAACAACCTGTTTTTTGCCCTTTTTTGCTTGACTTTGCTAAATAAACATGTATAATAATTATATTGTACACACAAAGGAGAACAAAATATGGACGATAAATTTTATGAAGATTTAACAACAGAATCAGAAATTGATTTTGTTACACATATCTCATACCGTAATAAAATACAATTAATAAAAGCATTACAATATTCTAAAGCATGTAACAGTGATATAGACGTAGAAGTAATGGATTATTATATAAATTTACTAAACGACCCACTTGCTACAAGTAAAAAACGTTTAGTTCAGTTATTAAGGAGAAAGATATGAAAACGAGATCAAAGAAAATAAACGGCGTAAATCCATTTGAACAAAAATGGGGTGTGAATGCCAAAGACTTTGCCAAAGAAGAACGTGTAACACCAGAAGCAATATACATGCGTGTGCGTAACTTTGGCACACCTTTTCAGAGACTACCCAAGCCTCAATTGGAAGAAATCATGTATGGCAAAACCACTGGTGAATTAGCACATGAATTAGGCTGTCATCCTGTCACAATCAAAAAGAGATTGCGAGAGCTGGGCACAATATATCTTGATAATGCATACACCCACAATATGGGTAGACAATATTCAGATAAACATTGGACTGAATCAAACAGATACACAAAACCATCTGCTTGGTTACATCCACTACACCCTATGTATACATCATGGAGATATGAATTAGTAAAACATTTGTTAAATGGTGGAACCATTGACAGTGCTATAGAACAGATCATTGCAAAAGGCAATTGGCTCAGAGATGGTATATTGGCTGGCAAAAAAGCAATATTTGAAAAATTGGAGAAATCACAATGAGTACAGTTACTAAAGCATACGTAGAACGCAGTTCATATCAACGTCAACCAATGAGCACTATCAATGATGGTGTTAAAACCATATGGTACACACAACGAGTAATTGCAGAAGGCAACAGAAAGTATGTGAAATTGCATCAGGAAGATAGAGATTACATATACAAATTTATGCAGAGATTTATTGCAGACTTTGCTCAATTGCAATTCTTAAATCCTGAACTGTGGAAGATGTTTTATCAACCGATGGAAGATTGTGGTCCAATGGGCAAACAGTATCAAAAAATCACTGGTGAAACATACAACAGCCTAAACAGTCTTGTAGCAGGATATCTCAGTAATAAAGGTAGAAATCCAGATGTTGACTTCACACAAAAACAATTGAATCAAATACGTTTTGTGTTTGAAGTAATGAATGTGTGTTATACACAATATCCAAAAGAATTTAGATTAGGCTATGGCAAGACAGGTAACAATGAAATGCCATTGCAGTTGAAATTCCGCAAAGCATAAAAAAACCCCTCTTTGCGAGGGGTTCGGACTTTCTTATATGAGTTAAGAGTTGAGCATTGTTTATGAGAACTTATAGAGGCCACTCTATAGATGTGCTATGAAGAAAATCACTTTGGGGAACAAAATATGGCAACTTTGTTTTAGGATCACATACTGTTGGAGTAGTATGAAATATTGAAGTGATTTACAACAATGCTCAAATATTATTTATCTTTTTGGTATTGTTTGACCAAAAAATTAGGATATTTTATAAATACAATATATATAATAATACTTATGGCAACTTATACAGAACCCGCAAAAAACAACACATAAGGCTTGTCCGCCGGATATTCAGGACCGTGTCAAAAGTGGCGATTTCGGTAACCACACACGTGAAGCAGAACTACAAGCACCCTCCTGCTCAATTTAGTAATGCAAGACTTTCTTGTTGTTAGGTCGAAAACACATTATAGTGCATAAACAGAGAATGCAACTGAGGAACGAGGCTTCTCATATAGTCGATGCAGGTTGGAAAAGATCAGAGTCCATTGCACTGTGTATAAACAAAATACCTGTTTCCGTAAGGGCTGTGATACTCACATCAAGTCTTTTTTTTAGGCGGTACCTTAACAGGTTCCGTCTGACTGATCAATCTACATCAAGTATATCGCTCAGCAACAAAGTTGCTTCGCTCTACATTGTTCGAATGCGAAAGCATTTATGTGAAGTGGTTCGAACGAAACGAAGTGGAGTGAGAAACATGAAACATAACAACTGGCTCTCTGAGCTGGTTGACATAAGGAGATACACACATGACATTTAAGTTACAAATAACAGTAGAAGAGAAATGGCAAAGTCTACCTGAAGAGGATAGAATACAGCAGGTATTGGAGAACTCTGACTTGTGGCAATTGGTTAAGAATCACAGATTGGTAACAGCACAGGTGACCGAAATGAATAAAAATGTACCAGAAGAATTTCATGTTCACATACCAACTCATTATTGGGTAGATAAATAATACAGTTACAGTAAGGTGTTAATTGTATGTCTGTACTTTTATGTAACAGGATTACTGTAACGATCAATAATGTCGTAGACATAATTGGTCTCCTAAAAATATAATGTAAGAGGGAAACCTCTGTTATCGTGTTAAAGCCCTCTTTATTGAGGGCTTTTTTATGGCTGTAATAAATATTTACACATGCTCACAGACAAACACAAAAAAAGGCTGTTGGATTCCAGGTTAAATGCAGATCATTTGTTGCGATTCATTAACCGTTGGATCACCAGTAATGATATACCACCTCACATAGCACACATGTTGAGCAAAATAGCAGAAATGAACATCACAGAACAACAGTATTATTATGTGTTCAGAGATGAACTGTATTACATTCGGTATGACAAAACCAATTACAAGAAGTATGCATGTGTGGGCTGGCGAGAATTACCAAAATATCGCAAAAGAGATAAATAATTAATCTAATACGTTCACAGTGGCGATAATCACTGATTACAGGAATATTATATGACTGAAGAAAACAAATCCCCAGAAGAGGCCCAACCAGACAAACATTATCGCGTAAAAAACGTCAAGTACGGCGAAAAAACCGTTGTGGGACGTGTTGTAGGCCGTAACAAAACAGTTATACCAGAAGCTCAAGTGGCACAACTGGCAGAATATCACTGCACAAACAAAGAAATGGCAGACTTCTTTGATGTACCATTACAGACGTTTATGGATAATTTCCGTGATATCATCACAAAACATCGCATTATTACGAAGCAGAGACTACGCAAGAAACAACTTGAAGTAGCACTCAAAGGCGATAAAACAATGTTGATATGGTTAGGCAAACAAATGCTGGGACAATCTGAAAATCCAATAAGTGATGAAAGCACACAGGTGCTACCATGGTTGGAGGAGTCAGACAATGAGATATGAAGTTAACAGATATACAAAAAAAGATATTAAGTGCACCAGGTCGATTCAAAGTAGTTATTGCTGGTAGACGTGGTGGTAAAACATACTGTTCAATAGCCTCACTGGCTAAACACGCACGACTGCCCAATTCCAAATGCCTTTATGTTGCTCCCACACATGCTATGTGTCGACAAATACTGTGGAGTGACCTCAAAGATTTATTACGTGAAAAGAACTGGGTCAAACGCATAAACGAAAGCAACCTTGAAATAACCTTAATCAACAACAGCATAATCATGTTACGCAGTGCTGACACACCAGATAGAATGCGTGGATTGGGTGTAGATCATGTTGTGATAGATGAAGCCGCAGACATAGATGAAAGTGCATGGACAGCAGTTATACGTCCAGCATTATCAGACAGAGAAGGTTCTGCACTTATAATCAGTTCACCAAAAGG